AGATGAAAAAAAGTTTTGTGATGATTGTGAACTGAAAGTATGTACTTTTAAAAATGAAGTATGTTCAATCTGTCTTGACAAAGAAGAAACAGTATCAGTTTGGAATGTTTTAAAAACGTGTGGTCATATTTTCCATCAATCTTGCTTTAAAAGTCTCATTGGACATAGTAATAATAATGAATTATTGTGTCCAATGTGTAGAGAAATAGTCGGTATTCATTCTGTAAAAATATTGTAAGAATTTTTCTTATCTTTAATAAAATGTCTAAATCTTTGAATAAACCATCAGCATATCGATCAATGCAACTTGGTAAATTGGGATTGTCAAAACCAGCCACAAAAGCAAATAAAGGTGCATTGCTTCGTTGGACAAAGGAGGAATGGGTTAACCTTAATGCTTTGAAAGATAAAAACATAAAATTACCATGTGGGACAAAATATAAAGGCCAGAAAGAGCCGACAGTTTGCAGACCAAGTAAAAAAGTGAATGAAAGAACTCCAAAACCTCTGGCAAAAGATTTGACAAAAAAACAGATAGAAAAAGCAATTGAGATCAAAACGAAGGGGAAACGAGTGGAGTGGAAAAAACTGTAATTTTTATTTTTTATATCTTATAAATAATAAACAATATGAAAGCACCAAAGATTATCTATATGATCGGATTTGGAGCAGTAGCTTATGGATTATGTGAAATATTCATTAAAGAAAAGCTTTACAAAACATCAAAGTTCATTATTATTGAACCGAAAGATAAAGGCAAAGAACTGTCAGAAACGCTTGGTAAAGGGGGTTATAAGCATTTCTTTCTAAATATTGCTTTGACCAAAGAAAATTGTGATGAGTTACTTACGCTTTGTGATAAAGACACACTTATAATCAATGTCAGTGTGAATGTTGATAGTATTATGATACTCAAAAAAGCGAAAGAATGTGGATCATTGTATATTGACACTTCTCTCGAACAGTATCAAGATCATACTACAATAGATGTAGATAAGGTCACAAACTATAGTCAATTTGAAAAGAATAATCTTTTCCATCAAAATGAAATCGCAGTAAACCTTTTAAAAAAAGATAAGACAACACGAGTTATTTCCTGTGGAATGAACCCATTTCTAGTCAATCAATTTTGTAAGAAAGCCCTTCGTATAGTGGCAAAGGACAAAGGTATTGATATAGATGATTTAAAAGGTGATTATGCAAAGGCCGGACATCTTTTAGGATTGAATAAGATACTCATTACAGAATATGATACACAACAATTCAAGGTGAAATCAACGGCAGATAAATTTGTAAATGATTGGAGTGCTGTCGGTTTAATGGAAGAGGCATTAGACAATGTGATGATGTCTTTGTCAAATGAAGATAAAGAAAAAATGATGAAACAAGGTTATAATCTAATAGCTCCAACAGAAAAACCATCTCATATTCGTTTTTTAAATAAAAGAGGTATGGATATGAAGCATAAATCGACTTGTTTAGATTTTGAAGGTAATCCGTTCGAATATGAAGGATTTCTAATACCACATGCAGAGACAATCACTCTATCAGAATTTTTCAGCTATGATAATAACGCACCGACTATTTTTTATGTTTATAGGATGTCAGAGGAAGCAATCAAAGGTTTAGATTTTATGAGGAAGAATGGGTATGAAATGTTAGATGATGAACACGTTGTAATGGGTGATGAAATCGAAGAAGGATATGATGCTGTTGGTATATTACTTCACTTTAAAAATGGAGAGAGATTTTGGGCTGGAACAGTATTGAGTATTGAACAGACTCGGGAAATGGGGTTCAAATCAGGTCCGACAGTCATCCAAGTAGCAGCAAGTCTTAATGCTTGTATCAAGTGGGAATTATTAAATCCAAAATCAGGAGTTAATAATGCAGAAACGATCCATCATAAATTTATTTTTAAACATGCAGATAAGTATCTTGGAAACATCTTTTTTAAGAAGTTATAGTAAAAGCGGTGCTACCTCCATCGCTACGCTACCTACCTCTTTAAGCCAACTCGGGACGCCGTCACCGCTCCGTTCCTCTTCATCTCTCTTTTTAGCAAAAAAGTAATTCTTTTGGGCTTCTGCTTGGGCACTAGCATCTTGGATATTTTGTTTATAAGCATCACTTGACCATTTAAAACCTGCTTTCCATACGTCTCTAGCATTCTGTGCTTTTGCTACTGCTTGTTTAGCATTACTATCCATAAACTTTTTACTTGCTAACTCAACTGGGATTATAAAATTACTATCCTTTGCCATATCTAGCACATTCAAATAATCATCTTTATCGACCGCATCATAAACATACTCTGTTCTATCGTCAGGAGATTTACTTCTAAAAATCAATCTAAACTTTTTGAAAGGAAGGATTGTACCATCTCTACTACCTCCACTATAACCACTATACTTGCCAGCTATCTTTTTTAATTTATCTTTTAACTTAGCGTAAATATCACTTTCTAAAAATCTATCCAAAGTAGAATAAAGTAAAACCTCATTAGGGTTTACACTTAGGGCGTTTGGGTGTTGAAAGAAATAGATAGGATATCCCTCGGCGTAATCATATGGACGCTGATAAGGAGCCCATGGGTTTTTTGCTTGTAAATCCTGAGCTTTTTGAATTTCAGTAGCAGATGGTTGGATATTTTGAGTTAATTGAGAAGGCATTTTGACAGGTTTTAGAAGTTCTTCAACTGATTTAGGAGCTCCTTGTTCATCAAGTTCAGGAATATCACCTTCCATTACACCTCCTCTTAATGCACCACCTCTCTTAGCTCTCTTAGGTTTAACCATATCTGATTTCATATCAGATTTCATATGCACTTTCTTATGCATTTCTGATAAAATTTTCAATCTTTGTAAATTAGGGAGATGCCTTACTTTACTGTAATTTTCTCTAACAAAGTCTTTCCATAACATTTTTTATAATACAAAATATAAAAAATAAAAAATATTTGCAATATATAAAATATGCAAGAAAGTGAATTATGTTTACCTCCAAACTCGTGGGGGGTTGAAGTTATTTTAGATTGGAAAAATGGGAACTCGAATGTAAAATCATATAATGCAATTAAATGTTTTGGAGAAGATCTTGTGAATTCAATAGGAATGGAGGCGTGGGGAAACGCTGAGATAGTTCACTTTGGGAAAGATGATAAAGCTGGTTATACTTACAGCCAGTTGATAACCACTTCAAATATCTGTGCTCATCTATGTGATGAATCGAGAAACGGGTATTTAAATATTTTTTCATGCAAGAATGTAACAGAAGAAGCAGTTAGGAATGTAGTGGAAAGATGGTTTTGCCCAGAACTGATAAAAAGCACTAGGATTGTTCGGGGTGTTTTTTAATAAGCTTCTTCTGGCCCTTTTTTGCTATATACTCTTCTAAAAACATGACGAATTGAAACGAATTCATTTATTATACAAAGAATATTTCTTTCATATAATAAATGCTATCATTAAACAAAGGAGTTCATATTGCAAATCTTCAATTAAATGAAGACGGAAATAAACCACGAATTAGAAAATTATTTTTAGAAGATGATGAAGACGGAGATAAACCAACAAATATTTTTACAACAAAAGATAATCTTATTCAAATATTCAAAAAGAAACTTGAACTGAATAAGAAACTATCATTCAATGATATTGAAGAGCTAACAAAATCTTATAAGAATGATGATCTAAATAATGAAGGCAAATTATCCCGTGTTTATAGTGAAACGAAACGATATGCTGATAACTCCACTAAACATTATCTCGACTTTGGAAAAGATGAGACAGTTATGCCTTGTTTCCCAGAACCATCTGTAAGAGTGTTTGTGAGTGGTTTAAGCGGTAGTGGCAAATCAACCATGATACAGAATTTGATTTTAAACAATCCTCCAAAAGGGGATGGGTTCGTTTTTCTTTTTTCGCCTATAGAACAAGATCAGTCTTTATCCAAAATAAAGAAATTGATACATCTTGATTTTGTTGATTTTGAAAGAGAAAACGAAAAGGAATTTGAATTTGAAGATATCCCAGCTGGCAGTATTTGTATATTTGATGATTATCAAACAGCTCCTAAACATCTTCTGCCACTATACCAAGAATTACTAGACAAGATTATGGAACGAGGGAGACACAACTCGATTTCCTGTTATGTTGTATCTCATAACCCACTTGCAGGTAGTAAAACAAAAGTAGCGATCCGTGAGAGCACTTACATGTTAGTTTTCCCACGATCTAATCCAAGGGATGTTCGAGTATTATTGAAAACATATTGCGGGTTCAATGATCATGAAATAGATCAGATTATGAATATTAGGAGCCGGTGGGCACTTGTTAAAAAAACTGTCCCAAGATATACTCTCGGTGAACATCAAGCTATCGTTTACTAATTTTCTTATCATAAAAATATTTTTATTATGACTTAAAAAAATCTTTGTATATATAAAATTGATTTAGTATATTACAAATTAATAAAAAAATGAACTCATATCAAAACGGAAAGATTTATATAATTGAGTTGATACCATTTCTACCTTATATTGGAAGTACTGTGCAGAAATTAGAATACAGATACAGAAAACATAAACATAATAATAACGATACCTCTTCTAAATGTTTATTTGAAGCAGGTAATCCAGTTATAAGTTTATTAGAAGAATATCCTTCTGATACTAAGAGGGAATTGGATAAGAGAGAACAGTATTGGATAGATCAAATCGAATGTATTAATAAATTTAGGGCATATGTAACCAGAGAAGAGTATATAGAAGAAATGAAACAGTACTATCAGAAAAATAAGGAACAACTTTTAGAAACCCAAAAACAACGTTACGAACAAAACAAGGAACAAATTTTAGAAAAACAAAAAGAATGGTACAACCAAAACAAGGAACAAATTTTAGAAAAAAAAAGATGTAAAACAACTTGTAATAAATGTGGTTCGGTAGTTCAATATAGTATAATGTCTCGACACAAAAGAAGCATCAAGTGTTTGAACTTTGTAAATTAAATTTTTAAAATATTTTTATAAAAAACTTATAAAAATATCTTGTATAAATAAATGACAGATCTACTCTCTCGAGTTACAACTTATTATAGTGGCTTTCAATACAATTCGAAAGCTGACTCCGTCGATTGTTACATTAACAATCAATTGCTTTACCCTCTAGTTCAAAAGGCAGATGATTTTCAGATTGGCTTGAGCAAAATGAAAATCAATTTATCGTCTGTACCAATTGGTGGACAAGCATCAAATATTATACCGCTTAAATCGTGGGAAGTAACAATAAACGAAACTGTAAACGGACAACTTCTTTCTGGCTCTGCATTCGTTCGCCAAATCAATGCAAAACTTGGAAACTTTCTTTTCGATGCATCATCAGAATCAGATGCTCAGCTAAAACAATATTCTTACAATAATGTAACCGGAACAACAACTCTAATAAAAACTCTAACACTCATTCCATATATCGTTCAAATGTTTATTGATGACTATGGTAACATTTACTGCAGTTGTGCTGACAATTTAAATGGTAATGCAAATAAATTCAGAGTTTTTGATACAGAAGGGCAAATACTCATTGATCAAGATTACGATGTGATAAAATGCATTACTATCGATATAAATCAAACTGTGTTTATAGCAACCGATACCAAAGTGGATGTTTATACAAATGTGAATAGTTTAAATAATGTAGCTTTGACATACTCATCTTCAATCACAACGAACTTCGCTGGTCAACCTTTAACTAACATCGCAACCGTAGCGTCTGATGGTTTGGTAATTGTAGGATATAACCAAAATGATATTACGCTTTACAATGACGGACTAGTAGCACAGGCAGATTATCAGGAACCTCTTATCTCTCAAATCGGAAAAGCATCTCAAATAATCTCTTCTGCACGTAGATTCTGTCTTACGGATGATAATATAATAGCAGAGTCATTTGTAGGGGTTGCTTCGGGTGCTTCAACATCTATGGTTAATATGGTTGACAATACAACTTGGGTTACTGGAAGTTGGAATAGTTTAAGCAAGATGGCTCTTATTGTAAATCCTCAAAATCCACACGGAGTAGCCTACGGAATTGGTGATGGTGATCTAGCCACTTATAAGTATCAACCTTGTCTTCCACCAACAGGTTCTCCCTCAAATATTAACGCCCAACAAAATGGAAATTGTGTTGAGTTAAACGGACATCTTATTACGAATGGATATAATTTAAATAACGAGACGCTATATGGTTTAGGATTAGATAATTTAAATACCAATACTTATTTTGAGTTCCAAACAGATTTTTCACCTGATGTTGGAGTTGTAATAGCTCTAAACTTTGATATACAAAATAATAATGGTAAAGTAATTTTCTGTGGAAATGATAATAATATTTATAGAAGTAGCACAGGCCTATTTCCTAAACAGTGTTGGATTGATGGTCCTCTAACGCAAGGGGCTAATTCAACTTTTTATCAGGTAGGTTCAGGGTGGAATACTGGATTACAAACCCAAACAGCATCTCTAATAACTACAGCAGTTAACTCAGGAGCATCACCAGTTAATTGGGGTGCTTATAAAGCAGATGGTTATTGTTACTTGTTAAATACCCAAGGGGTCCCCCCGCCAAGTCCTCCAAGCATCGTTATTAACAAATTAAGTTTACCAGATTATAGTGTTGTTTATTCAGCAGAAATAACCACCCAAGGAAACGCATCTCCTTTCACAAATATTCAAATGACTCCTTTATCTACTGGATATTACGCAATAATGGTTGATTTTCAAGCGGGAGACCAAGTCTTTATTTTTGATGAAGTATTAAACGGAGTAACTCCTGTGTTAATGGCTTCTTTCATTCCACCTGTAAGGATAGCGTATAATGCCCCTATTCAAGCTCGATTTATCGGTTATAGCAATTATCTTGCAATTGTATCAGGAGCTCAAATATTCACTTATGATGTAACTAATCCAGCAGGCCCTACTTTGATAGCCAATATTAATAATCCAATCGGAGCAACCTTAAACCAATACAGTATTACAGCTTGTAACAATTATATTTACACAATTTCTCAGTCAGCAGTAGATGTAGGTGAATATGCTATCTGTCAATTAACACCAAATGGAGGATGGTCTGCAATTACATCGTCTGTTGAAATAGAGCAATATGGTATTACTGCCTTTAATCCCAATCAGCAAAGAAATTCGTTAGCATCAAACGAAATCTTAGACGAAATATCGTTCCTATCCAGAGATAGTTTTATTTTTGTGTATAAAGGTAGTGCTGTTAAAAGTTTAACTTCTATGGTTCAACTACCATTAGGAACCAGTTCGTCTATTGGAAACTTCTTTTATGTCTTTGGAAATATCAATAACTCTTATAGTTTGAACTTAGTAACCACAGACCCACCTGCTACGGCTATCGATTGTGTTGCTTGTAGTAAATCAACTCCTAATACTATTTACGTTATTAAAAACTCAGATAAGCAGGTTTATAAAGCAGTGTATAATTCAGCTACGAATACCTTGGGAAATATAGTTGCTGATATAAATATAACTGGAACGTGGGCGTCTATAAATATAGTTCTAAATCCAGTAGATAATGCTATTGTTTATAATTTTTCCACTACAGACCAAAGTGCACAAGGAACTTATGTTTCTGGGAATAAAGTATTGAGTATCGCTAGAAACGCTGTGACGAATGAATTTCTTGTATCAAAATCAGTTGCTCCTAATCTTATTAGTTTGAACGCTAATAACTTTACACAGAATTTCATAACAACTTTGCCTATCGGTTCTATGTGGTCTAAAAACTCCGATGATTTAGATAGCGGAGCATATCCAGTTTATACTTATGAGCCTATTATCGCTGCTATTAACGCTGCTTTTCTTGAAGCGTATACTCGTCTTCAAAATCTTGGAGGAACATATTCATCTGCTCCTCAAATATCATATGATTATAATCAAGGGTATCTCACTCTCTCTTATCCAGCATTATTAACAGAAATAAATCAAGGCAACTCACTTGTCTTTTCACAAACTCTTCTACAATACGCTTACTTCAACAACTTAAACGGTACTTTAATTTTACCTCTAAATTCTCAGAGTTTAACACAAACCGTAAGGAGTCTAATGCTTTTAAATACACTGAATGCTTTGGTTCTTGTGTCTGATACGATTTTTGTATCCAACAGTTTTCAAGGGAATAACATTCAGAATAGAAATATAGCAACGATAGACATCCCTGTGGACCAATTTTATGCTGGAAACTACGGCCAAATTCTATATTTTCAACCTAGCTTCTATAGACCTTATCGTCTAGCATCGAACGGCCCAATAGTGAACTTGACTTTTCGGTTGAATTATGAAACTTCTGATGGTAATCAATACATCGTTCAACTCCCCCCCAATACATCTTGGACATTTATAACGGCTTTTGTCAAAAAAGATTAACTAAAAAACACTTGCTTATTTTTTTCGATAAAAAAAAAAAATAATCTTCTTCTCTATAATAAAAATGGAAGCTATTACTGAAATCGATCCTACCATCGATCCTCGTATTAATGTCAGTCATGAATATGCTAAGCATGTCGAATTGATCCCAGCCAATGTACAATATAATCTCACTTCGAGTGATGGTTCAACTGGCTTCGAAAGCCAAATCGTCTTTTCTCAAATTATCACCCCGTCAGTCAGTAACACTGTTCTCTCTCGTGATGTCCGTGTATTATACGAACTCGCTGTATCCGCTCCCTCTGCTCAAACTGATCCAAAGTGTATAAAATTACCCCTTGTAAATTACGATGCTCAATATGAGCAGCACGCCTGTCTTACAGCTTTTCCTCTTCAATCTTCTGCCACCACGATTACTGTGCAAATCAATGGGCAATCCACTGGTGTTTCACAGCAGCAAATATTTGGATCTCTTCTCCGGACACTAGATAAGAAGAAATTAATGAATCAGGGAACTGAATGCCCTTCGCTCCCCGACGATAGATCAGTACTAACAAACGATGTTACTCAGGTTGCATATGTCCAGTTTCCACCAGCTTTTGCGGCTGGGCCAGTGCCAATTGTTGATGGTTCTGGGAATGTTCTTACCTACGCTGGGGTAGCCGTTATCATCACTCTATTGGCAGATCCAGCTGCAACAAGAGCTGCATCTCCTTTACCCGTCACATGTAATGGGGTTACTGTTGGACAATTCGTTTATAACTATGCTGATGCTGCATTCCCAGTAAGTAAGCTCGTAAAAGTATCTCTCCCATCTATCCTTAATTGCAATACTGTTTCTAATCAAGTAATGTCAAAGTTTGAAAATTCTTTACATGCTACTCGTGGATCATTCAAACCAATTTCGTACACTGATGATGGTACGACTTCAACTTGGAATTTTATTGTTTCTGAACCGATCGTTGTCTCTCCGTTTACGCCAATGGAGGACAATGACGTTGCAATGGCAAACGTCAACACCATGTCTATCACCTTTACCATGGGAAATCTTTTATCTATGCTTTATTCGAATGTCCCTTTCACTACCCCAAGTCTTCTTATTACGAGCCCTAGGATCCAACTTACATATATGCAGTTGGAAAGCATTAAAATTCCACGTGTTCAAGTGTTGGATTATACAGGTATCAATTATTTTCCGAAATCCTATAATGTCACTATTCCGGCCATTGGTAGCATTGGGGTTTCTAGTGATCAAGTTCGCCTAACAAATCAACCTAGAAAAATCATTTTTGGAGTTCGTGCTCCACTTGCAAGCAGATATCAAACTGCTATGGGTCTGACGAGGTCTGCTACCGATACTTTTATATCTTTGGGCGACCCCAGTACTGGTTCGGGTCAAATGTCTATTCAAATTGGCACGAGGCAGCTCTTTAGTTCCTCGTCTCTAGAATCCTTGTTTCGCATCTCAAAAAAGAACGGCTTGAATTGCACATTTGCCGACTGGCTTTACGGTGGACAATGTCTATTTATTTTTACTCCGGCTGATTTTGGGTTATCGGAGGCTCAAGGTGATGTGTTTCCAGGGCAGCTAGGTACATCTTCAAATAACAATCTCCAAATCAACTTCACTATTAATGCTCAATCATTGGCATATGCTGGTTTACCAACGGGTGCCCAAACTGTCGAGTCTATATTGTTGTAATGTATGAGGGGAGCTGTAACGTGTCGCCATCGGATTGCCTCTTCAATTTGGGTTCTTTATCTCAGAGTCAAGTTGCCAAAGCGCTTTCCACCTTCGAAAAGGTTCCAACCAATGTGGTTTCAAATGAAGTGTCTGGTAAAGGCCTTTTCGGCAATGTCAAGAAAGTCTTTGGCATGGGGGCTAAAGGTTTAATGGCTGCTCACAAAGCTCTTGGATCTGATGTTGGTCAAAAAGTTCTCGGATATCTTGCAGATGGGTCTGGGTTGAAAATGAAAAAGGGAAAGAAAGGAGGGGTATTAAGTTCCGCTTAAATGTTCTTATTTTTTCTTATAAAATTTAAATGAAAAAACAGAATAACATTTTTTTATTTCTTTTGTATAATAAAAAATGGTCATGAAGTACACGGAATTTGTAAAACAGAATTATTCTAAGGTAATGCATTTACCCCCAAAAGATCGCTTCAAGGTTCTCGGACAAATGTGGGCTAAACATAAAAAGGAAATGTAAACTTTCAAAATTTGTTTTATATTATAAGTCATAATATTAAACATCAAACATTAAGCACAGCGCCCTTCTGGTTAAACATAGTATTTTTTCTTTCTCACGATAGGAGCGATGCTTTCACATTCTGAAACACATTCTTCGGAAAAGCCTTCGGAAAAGCCTTCGGAAAAGCCTTCGGAAGAACTTTCATCCTTATCCAAAGGCTTTTCAAAAACTTTCTCAGATTGATCTACTTTTGGTTTCCTTCCGCGTTTACTCTTAGTAGAATTATTGTTTTGGATCATCTGATTAAGGAGTTCAGAATTAGCTTTTTTTGCCTCGTTTTCCCTTGCTTTGCGACGAGCGTATGCTTCACGATTAATTTCTCTCTTTCTTTCTAAAAAAGCTTCGCCTTGTTTTTCCTTATAAATCTTATTGCGTTCATTTTGGTTTTCATTAAACTCTAATCTTTTTTGTTCGTATTCGTCGAAGACAGGATGATACATTTTTTTTAGAGCTTCTCTTTGCTCTAAAAACTTTTTATAAAGCTGTTTGGTAACTAAACTATCGTTCATTTTATATATACCAACAAAAAAATATACTTGTAAAAATTTTAAAATATATTCTATAATAAATATGGAAAGTACAAACAACCAAACGTTTATTGGTTTAGGAAGCAATAAAACTTACATTGGAACTTACGATGCGGTATCTGCCTATGCGTCTGCAAAAATATCTTTGATATCAGATCAAGATTGCGAGATTATAGCATATCAATCCCAGAATAAAAAAAACACATCTTCTACTGTCTATCAAGCATCCGCAACTGTTCAGTCAGAAGAATATTTAACACTAGCAAATCCTTTCGTGTATTTCACAGTTAGAAACAAATCATCTACAGCTCAAACTATTTTAAACTTCACAGTCGTTTATAGTGTGAGCCAAGTATCCGCAGGAGGAGTTGCTAGTAACGTATCAATTACATCTCAAACAGCAGGGCTTGCTTTGAATAGCACACTAAATACAATCGACTCAACACTTAATATGAAAGGATATGCTAATTTTTGGATCAACGCTGTTGTTAGTGCTGGT